AGATTATTGAAGTTCAATAATTTCGTTATTTCCCTGGTGTGATTCTCCGTTAGTCGCTGCCCTTCAATAATCAAAAGGACAGAATGGGGCAACGCGGCAAACTTCAATCTCTGTGAGACATCCGTTTGGCTGCATCCTTTCGCCTGTGCAATCTGCGCCTGTGTCCAGTCCAGCGCGGCAAGGTCAGCATAGGACTTCCACACATCCACAATCGGCACAGGGGCGTGGTATTCGTCGTTCTCGTTGTCCTGGTCAGCCAGCCGCACGATTTCTGCGTCATCGAATCCGGTATGAAGTACAACCGGAATTTCAGCTAGATTCGCCTGTTTAGCCGCCTCTAGTCGTGTGCCCCCCGCGAAGACTTCATAGTGTTCGTTGACCGGGCGCGCCCATACCGCGCGGGTGATTTCGTACCCATTCGCCAACATCCGATTTGCCAACTTCTCGACATCGGCATCCGGCCGGACACGCCGCGGGTTGAAAGGCGAATGCACCAAACATTCGACAGGGATATTGATAAGTTCCTTCCGTGTACCGTTGTTGGCGAACAAGGTAGACTGTTGCATTACTTCGCCCCCCTATACCGAGTTTCCGCCCGCAACCGGCCTTCGAGGGCCACTTTCTGCGCTTCGACCAGGCGGCGGCGGTTGATTTCCGCAGCCAGTTCCAGCCGGACGGCGCGGAGCTGTTCGTTGAGTTCCGAATTGAGTTGATGTGCGGCTTCGAGTTCGGCGGCGCAATCCATCACCACGCCTCCAGCTTCGCTGCGACCGTCGCCAGCTCGGTATCAGAGGCGGGGATGTTGCCGCCGTTGGCCTCCAAGACCTTCTCCGGGCCGTACTGCGACAGGAGGTCTTCGAGTGTCACCGTTGCGCCAGTCCAAACCGGCGCTTGTGCAGGCTGAAGCACCGGAGCCGGCGTTACCGGTGTAACACCCGACGATAACCACTCAATCACCGGCCGCATGAACTCCGGGCCGGGCTTCTCGACTTTCAGGTCGGCAACGGTTGAGCACCTGGATTTCGATACCGTGAGGATATGCGCCCAATCAATGTCGCACACAAGGTCGAATTCGTATTCCATGCCGGGCCGCTGAATCGGTGCGAGACCGACTTTCCGAATGTTGACGATCTTGCCCTTATCGTCGGTCTCCGGCAGGTACTCCATCCGTGAGCGCATCGTCGTGATGACATGGCACGGCGATTGCAGGATCGCGTCCACCATCCGGTTGTGGATCGGCGTGATGTTGCGCCACGCACTCCAGGACTCGCCCGCTCGCTGCTTCATCTCCAACGCGCCGCCTTGTCCCTCCCAGGCGTGCGACAGCGAATCGACCACGAGTACCGAGTAGCCGAGTCTGCCCGCGGCATTGATGGCTTCGGTGTACTTCTCCGGCGAGAACACCACCAGATTGAGTACATCGAAGGCCCAGGGGATACCGTCCGGCGCTTCACCGACGTACTTGGATGCCGAACCACGCTCGGTATCCAGGTAGGCGATTTTGCCGCCATAGACGGCAGTCAGGGCGTGTGCGAACCGAAGGGCGGTATACGTCTTGCCGCTGCCCGCCGGCCCATCCAACGTCATCCTGAGTTTCGACTGTTGCTTACTCGCTGCTTGAAACATGGGTTACTCCTTGAAATTGGGTTTTTCGTCGTTCACGATAATCAAACTTTCGCCCGGCGCGAGCTTGAGCGCCTGACGGATGTTTGCGCGCGTTTGGGATCCAATGCCCGGCACATGCCCGTTGAGATTCGGGTCGGTCAGGTAGCACAGGGCTTGCGCCGGCGTCTGGTACGCGGCCAGCACAGCGGATAAGCGTTCCGTGCCGATGCCGGGTAGACTTGCGATGACCTGTTCACCCGGCGATAACCATTTCGCCGGGCGTGTGGGCCAGAGTGGGACAGCGACCCGGTTGCGCTTGGCAAGACCCAGCACGACCCGCTCGTAATCGCTGTCGGCTCCGGCGTGAATGACATGCACGCCCATCTCCTGCACGGTCAGCAATGCGCCCTGTACCGAGTGCCAACTCCATCCGGTCACGCCCCGTTGGGTTACGACTTTGCCGTCGCGTGAGCGTTCCAGCGTGCCAGTGATGACGACATACGACCACGGGGTTTGGCTTGCCATCCGCCCGGCTTGGTTCAGCAAGCGACCATCCTGAATGCTCGACAGGAGGTCGTCAGCCGCCTTGCGCTCGATACACAGCAGCGCGCCGTCCGCACACGCGACCAGCGCGTCGCCCTGGTCCAGCATCGTGACCACGATGTCCGCCCCGTCGAAGCTGAGGGCTTGCACCCATTCTGGTTCGCGTTGGTCAATCATGACTGCGGTAATTGCGTTCATGGTGTCTCCTGGTTTCCTGCTCTATTCCCACCGGCTGACCCGTTTTGTACACTTCTTTCTGTGTGTGAGTATGGTTGTCATACGCTTACTCACTGGTCAGCCGGTTGGAATAGGGAACGAAACTGTGATGGGTAGCCCGGTGCGTGATCCCCCACGCACCGGGCCGGTTGTCAACACAACATCAGGTTTCTGTGTACGGACCTCCTATCTGCGAAAGACACTGTGCCGACCGTCTGCCGTATTCACCGCTCGGTATTACTGAGCGTTACCCACTTTGCTCAGGGCGTTGAACTGGTACTCCATCACCAGCTCCACGACTTCCGGCGATTGCGCCGTGAAGTGCTTGGCAATCAGCGGCATACTCGCAATCTTGGCTGCCAGGACCGCTTCATCGCCGTGCGACTGTTCCACCAGTACCTTGACGAACTTGAGCGCCGTCGCCTTCTCTGCGTTGCCGTTGCCGTTCGGCGGTGCGGCCTGCGTTGCCGGAGTCTGTGGCTCGGTATGCGGCGCGCCGTTCGTACCATGTTCCGCCTGATACGCTGCCCGGCACGCGGCTTCGTCGGGATACAGCGCCAGGAACTTGAACGTGGTCGCGTCCTTCGTGACCGTCGCGCCGGTATCGTCCACCTTCGTGTACTGCCGGCCCACGTTCTGGAAGCCGATCTTGACCCACTTGCCGTCCAGTTCCCGCGCTGCGATACCGAGCGCCTTCACCGAGGGCAGGATCAACCCGGCCCACTCGCGCGATTCGACGATGGGTTCGCGAATCACGTCCCATTTCGAGTTGTGCTCCGGCAACGGCACGAGCATCAGCTTGACTGCCGTCCGGCGCTGGTCAATGGGGTCCGTCTGTGGCCGGAAGTCGCGCTTGCCGACGCCGCGTTCCAGCACGCAGAACCAGGTCTCCATGTGCATCTGCCCGTAGAACTCGGGCGTCCTGATTTCGGGATTGTCCAGGGTGTCCAGTGGGTCATTGTAGATAGCCATTGTGAGTGTTCCTTTCGCATGTATGTGGTTGGTTGACTGGTACGCTGGCTTGCTAGACCTCTTAGCTTTACCTCCTGTCTCTGTGGCTTTGCGCTTCGAGCGCGGCAGTCAGCGCGGCGCCCGTCCAAAAGTGCTTGTCCATCAGTCGTCTTGCTCCATGTGGGCGTCCCATGCCCTATCAATGCCCTGTGCCAACTGCGACAGGCCGATGAAGACGAGGGCCAGAACTACGATTGCGCCAAGAATCATTGGTCAAAACTCCAGGGGTGCGAATCTACGAAACGGGTGTATGCTCGGTAGTAATGAGACCCCAAGCGCCGATGACGAAAAGGAGCAGCCATGCCGGATGCAAGGTCGCCACCAGGAAAGCCAGGCTACACATGGTCAGCAGCGCCCAACCCCATTCTTCGGCGTTCATGCGGTCAGGCTTAGGTATTTACGGGCCTTCTCTGCGGCCTCGCCAGTCAGCCGAATCGCCGTGCCGCCGATGAAGTGGATGATGACGCCGGAAACCTGCTTGGAGTTCGGGTCGTTGGACTCGCGCCACGTGCCGTTTTCGGCGTGCGTGATGGTGTCCACGTTGATAACCTTTGCGGCGATGGGTAGGAGAGTCATGCAACCTCCTTTTCCGCAGTGATGAGTTTCAGTGTGCCGTTGCGCCGGTCGATGGCGCAAGCGAGTGAACCGTGCAGGATAACGTTGACTTGGGCAGTGCAGTATTGCAGCAGGACGGTTGCCGAGCCGTAAGCCTCGACCGTGACCGAGTCGGAAGCCCGGACGGTTGCCGAGCCGTAAGCTCGGACGGTTGCCGAGTCGTAAGCCTCGACGGTTGCCGAGCCGTAAGCCTCGACGGTTGCCGAGCCGTAAGCCTCGACGGTTGCCGAGCCGGAAGCCCGGACGGTTGCCGAGCCGGAAGCTCGGACGGTTGCCGAGTCGGAAGCCCGGACGGTTGCCGAGTCGGAAGCCCGGACGGTTGCCGAGCCGGAAGCCTCGACCGTGACCGAGTCGTAAGCTCGGACGGTTGCCGAGCCGGAAGCTCGGACGGTTGCCGAGCCGGAAGCCCGGACGGTTGCCGAGCCGGAAGCCAGCCAAAAGCCGGTATTCGTCTCATGCGCGCCAGCGATGACGGACTGCCAGCCGTTTGCGGCCACACATGCACCGACCGCCGGGGCAAACTCCGGCGCGGCGTTGCACAGCCAGATCAGCCAGTCGGCGCGGTTCAGTTCGGCCAGATGTGCAAAGGTCTCGGTTGCGGTTGCGCCGTCAGGGAAGCGGGCCGCGAAAGCCAGCCGTCCTTCTGGACATGCGTCATGCTCTTCCAGCCAGGTCAAGGTGATGTTCATGCAACACGCTCCGGCACGATGCTCAGGCGGGCCTTGCGGTCAGCGTTGCGGCGGGCCTTCGCTTCTTGGAAAGTCAGGCCAGTGGCGACGGTCAGGTAGTGGCTCTTCTTCGGCTTGGCGAGATTGTCTTTGTCGCCAGTGTCAATGACGACTTGCTTCAAGGAGAATTTCATGCGGTTTGCTCCTGTGTGAGTTCGTGCAGCGTGTCGAGTGCCGCGTCTGCGGTGGCCGTCCAGTGCAGCGCGCTCTTGATGCGCTCCAACCAGTCGGCTTGCGGCTCCGTCTTGCCGGATTCGATGTTGGACAGATACGAGGTCGGGATCCCGCAGCGCACGGCCAATTCCTGCTGTGTCCAGCCATGCACCATGCGCATTAAACGCATCCGGGTTGCAAAATCCATAATGGTGTTCCTCCTCTTGCTGTTCGCTATTTCCAACTTTTGCGGGTAAAAGAGAAACCGCCTTGCGGTTTGGTGCGTTGGTCGCTATTTCTGACCGTCAGTGTATCAGATTACATACCGTTTGTCAAGTGGTTTGACAACGAGTTTTTGAAGAAAGTATGGCGCTCATATCTGGTGCATCTCGAGGATAGCGGACTCAGCGCCGCGTCTGTCCGTGACGCGGCCCGGATCGTCAAGACCTGGCTGCGCTTTCTGTACCTGGATGGCGAGCTGCCCACAGACATCACAAACCGCCTCACGCTGCCCCAGAGCGACGAAAAGCTGCTGCCTGCCTTCACAGCCGAGGATGTCCAAACGCTGCTGCGTTACACCCGTAACAAACGGGATACGGCCATTGTGTACGTGCTCTTGGATACGGGTGTCAGGGTGTCGGAGTTGTGCGCTCTGAATACTGCCGACTTTGACATAAGAAATGGCGCAATCACGGTACGCATGGGGAAGGGGAGGAAGGATCGTGTTACCTACATCGGCGCGAAGGCCAAGCGTGCGCTGTTGAAGTATCTCGGGGCGCAGCCCGCTATACCGAGCGGGCCGCTGTTCACCACGTCGGCTGGAGAACGCTACACCGTTGACGGAATCCAGTCCATGTTACACCGGCTCGGTATACGGGCCAAAGTCGCCCATTGTCATCCTCATACGTTTCGCCGCACGTTCGCCCTGTGGTCGCTGCGCGCTGGTATGAACATCTACGCCTTGCAGCGTCTCATGGGCCATGCCGACTTGACCATGTTGCGCCGCTATCTGGCGCTCGTTGAAACCGACCTTGCCACCGCGCACCGGGAACATGGCGCAGTGGATACGCTGCTATAATCTCCTCTTTTCCGCGTTCAAATCCTCTATGAGTTTTCGCAACGTGATGATTTTTTAAGGTTATACCCCTTGACAAAACCTAACGTTGGGTTTATAATCGAGTCATAAAATAACATTTGGAGGTCACATGAAAACCCAAGAAGAAATCATCAAAAAACTCGGGAGTGTATGGGAGAAATGTGGGATGAGGCGGGTCTATTTTAACGATTTGCCTCGTTGGTTCGGTTTGGATGTTGCCCGTTACGGCACGGGCAACATCTCGAGCGCCCGGCTCAACGGGCGCACAATCTCAAACAGTGAGGCGAAACGAATAATGTTTCGTCTCCTCGAGACGAAGATCTGGTACGACCTGAATGATGGTAAGTTTCGCGGTCAGGGTGATCCGGAGGCATTCCGAATCATCGTGGAGCGAATCAAGCAGGCAGTGGCCGAGGCCGAGCAGGCCGCCTGAAACACGGCACGTCACGCCCCGCCGGTCGGGACACAATAGGCCGGCAGAGAGGGATATATGAATCCATCTGAGATGTGGGATCGGTACGTCGGGAAAAACGCAAGCTGGGAGGAGATTTCCTCCCAGCCGGCGAGCCTCCTGGCTCAGCAAATCGCTGAGTTGCAGGAGGAGTGGGGGATTGCGGACGAGTCCCCAGTCATCGTGGCGGAAGCCATCATCGGCTACGCCCGCGCGCAGCTGGCGCGGTCGTCCGCCGCCGCCATCCTCGGCTCGATGACATCCCCGCGCAAGGCGGCGGCCAGCCGAGCCAACGGCCGCCGCGGCGGCCGGCCCCGCAAGCCCACCGCCTGACACATGCAAAAGCCCCTGGGAGCCAATCCCCCAGGGGCTTTTGCGTTCCCGTACCTGTATATTAGCTGCTCCGTCGCCGCGTCGCCGGCCCGATTTTGTCTTCAATCAACGTGAGCCGGCGCAAGACTTCCTCGAGCTGCGTGCGGGTTTCCTGCTTCGTCGCTGCGAGGTCTTCACCCAGGCACTCGATACGTTCCAGCACTTCCCGGTAGCCGTTCATCAGCGCCGGTACAAGCTGCGCGCCAAGATTCGTTTTCGGATAGGCGCGCTTCGCGGCCAGACCCGCAACAAGGTCTGCTTGGGCCACGTCTGAACCCGCGCACATCGCGCGCACGAACTCAACCGAGTAGACACCCGCGGCCCGGTCGTCAATCGCTACGGCGAACACAACGGCATGGATGCCGATGCGTGACAACTCCCGCCCGAAGTCGCGCAGCGCGTAATCCTGCACGCCGGACAGACATGCGCCGATGACGACGCACTCCGGCTTACCCGGCCGCGCCTGCGTTGCCAGCCATACCCCATCTACCGAGCAACCATCGGCCAAGATGATCTCATTGGGCGCGCCGTGGGCTGCGATAATGATGAGATCCGCGCCGCGGCGAAGCGCCTGTGCTACATGCTCGGTCGTGGCTTGCCCGCGGCTGATAATGGTCAGGTCCACGCCGCTGATGGCCGCGATCTTGGAGGCTTCTTCCCACCAGGCGAGCGCAGGCAGACCGGGTGCTTCCGGTGCGATGTACAGGACGCGGTAAGGTTGACAATCGGTAGGCATGAGTCCTCTATTCGGGCTGAAGTAACTTTTGTAGTTCGTCCAGACGCGCCAGAATGCGCGCCAGTTCCAGGTTGGCTTGCTCGACCAGGCGGTCACGCATGTGTTCCAGGTCCGTGATACGGGCTTCGATTGCGGCGCGCTGTTCCTCTGTCAGTTCCATATATCCTCCTTTACGGATTCGGTTGACCAGGCGTGCAATTCTCCGGCGCGACCCACGCGAACGAACCGGAGCCGTCCGGGGATGCAGAGTAGCATTGTCCGGTATCGGGCGCAGCGGTGTAGACGACGGACGCGCTACAGCCTGTGCCGGCCAGTGTGAGCGTGCCATTGTCAGGAATGTGTACCGTGTCTTCGGCGAGAAAGACCTTGCGCGCATATGCAGTCAGCGTCGTACCAGTGGGGAAAGCGTAAGTGTCTGTACCGTTGCCGATGGTGCAACCGCTGATGTTCGCCGTGGTTGCCGCCCAATTTATCAGCTCGAAATACCGATCCGCCGCGCTCACCGTGCCCGACAGGCTCCAGTCATACAGCTCACTCGGACTGACCTCGTTGAACCGCACGCCCGCGGCGTAAACGGGCGTGGGCGTGCGGGAGGGCGTCGGCGTCGGCGTCGCGGTGCGGGTCGCCGTCGCGGTCGGCGTAATCGTGGCCTCGGTCAGCGGCGCGCCCACCGTGACGGTCGCCAGGGCCGAGTTGCTGGCGTATCCGTGACGAGCGCTGCCATCGCTGCCCGCAAACTCGATGGCCGCGACGCGCGCGTTTGTCAGGCCGTCCAGCGTTACCCCGTTATCTTGCAGGGCCGTGTAGTTCGCAAAGACGCCGCCGATGATATTGCCGCCCGCGTCGTAGTTGAGCAGGAACGCCTCGGCGTCCGTCGTGACCCGCCCGATAGTAATACTGGTACGCCCCTGGTTCTGTACGTAGCGCGTGTAACCGCTCGCGCCGGGTCGCTCAATCTTGTAGGTGTTACGACTGGAGAGCACCTCCAGCGTAAGCGTCGGCGCGCCGCCGGGCGACGCCAGCCAGATAGTCGAGAGCACTGGCTCGCTGGTGGCGCTTTGCTGGGTGTAGTAAACATAGTTCCGGGTATCAGGCGCTTCACAGTTATTGCAGTTGCTGGTGTCGTAGACGCGATCGGGCCCCGCGACGATGCTGCGCCCGTCAGACACGAAGGCATACAGGGTCGCGCCGTTCGCGTGGCTCACCACCAAGGGCGCCGCCGTTGTGCCGCTGCCCGTGATAGTCAGGTCGCTCCCCAAATGCCATTGCGTCCGCCAGTCTTTCGCCGCCCCCAGGCCGGTGCGGTCGAATACGGCCAGCAGAGGCGGCTGCCCCGCCTGCCGGTTGAACAGCAGCAAGCGCCGCCCGACCGGAGCCGGGGTAATCGTGGCTTTGGGCAGGAAGACGCGGCTGGCGTCGAGTTGGTTCACCAGCCCATAGCGCAGGTCGGCATAGACCGCCGACCCCACATTCGGGCGGTCGGCAAAGGCGACAATTTGCCCGAAGGCGCTCGAATCATCAGCCGTCGTGCTAGTGTAGTCATTGCTCGGCAGGTTGCCCCACTGACTCGCGCCGCTATCATAGAACACGACCGTCGAGTGCTGGCCCGCTTCGCCGTGGGCTTCCTCGTTGTAAGAGCCAGAGTGGTCAAGGACAAACTGCTGCCCGCTCAGGTGGAGTTCCAGGCCGCCCGCGTCAAAGTGGCTGTGCTCGGCGTGGTCGCCGCGGTTGGTCAGGCGGGCGACCAGGGCCGTCGTCGACCAGTCGCTACGCAGCATGACGAAGCCCCCGATAGGTTCCGGCGTTTGCGTCAGGTTGTCGCGGATGAACAGGGCCGGGGCCGTGGGCGTGGCCGCCACCACGGTCGGGTCGTAGAACATCACGATGAAGGGCCGATGCCCCGATGTCGCCCAGCTTTCGGCGTAATCTGTGCCGCGGATGGTATCCCAAACGTAGTAATCGCCCGGTCGCTGCCCCGCAAGCTGCATCAGGTAAGTGTACTGCCCCCAGAGGCGCTTGTAACTCATGGCGGTCGACTCGATAGCGTCGCCCCACTGCATGAAGCCCGTCGCGGGTACGGCGCGCGCCGCCAGCCCCTCGAAGGTGTTGACCGCCGCGGTGGTGTTGGCCGCGATGTAGCCCGCCGCGTCTGCCGCCGCCAGAAAGACCGTCATCTCCGGCAGGCTCAGGTCTTGATAGTGAATCCCTTCCTCGTGAATCGTCCCGTTGCGGAGGCGCTGCGCGAAGTAGAGGTCGGTCGTGGCGGTAATCAGTTGGCCGATGCGCGTCTCGGCGCTTGCGCCGCCATACAGGGCCAGAGTGCACGACCCCTTGCTCTCCGAGCCGCCGATTTCCATGAGCGCCAATCCGTCCGCCGCGATGTTCTGGACATAATAATTGTGCATATCCGCGCTTGTCAGTGTGCCCAACTGTGCGTCAATCAGGTTGACCCACTCGCACAGGTATTCGCGCATGGCCGTGCGCTTGGTCGTCGTACCGACGTCGGTGTCCGCCACCCAGTCCAGCACCAGGGCGATGGGGATGATGCGCTCCCCGGCATACGACTTGATACTGCCGTAACTTGCCCAGACGGTCGCGGGGTCGTTGGCTGGGTTAGTGACGTAATCGTAAGCGTAATTGAACGCTTGCCAGCCGTGATTGTTATTAGCCGCCGAGCCATAAAGCGCGTGCTCGATGCGGTGAACAAACGCCTTATCCACCGCTTGCTGCGGGCCAATCGGCGCCGGCGCATCGATCATGTCCTGATACAGGGCCGCGGTAACGCTACCCGCCGCCGTCGCGTGACTGGCCGCCGCCGTCAGATTATCGCCCCGCAAGACCAAGCGCGGGAAGGGATCGGTGGTGGCGCTCCCCCCGCCCAGGACGCCGGAAAGAGCCATGACGACGACGGTCGCCAGGGCTGCCGCTCCCGTGGCGAGTTTTTTCTTAGCACCCATGCCTACTCACTCCTATACCGTGCGCCACTGCGCCAAGAAGCCGTGTATCACTACCTGCCCATAATCCGTTACGCCTGCCAGCGTTACCTTGAGCAACAGCGGGCGGTGGTCATACGCCGGGAGCGAGAGCGCCGTATCAAGCAACTGCGCCATACCCGCGCCCGTGCTGCCGTTGCCCAGGTCGTTGTCATAGGTCAGCAGCGTGTTGGGCGCGTCGCCGGGCACTTGCTGCAGCAGACTCACCGACGCAATATAGGCCCTCGCGACCGCAGTGCTGTAATGCAACTCCAGGCTGTCAAGCTGCATGTCGCGCCCGGCCATCTGCTGCGGGATGTTTAGCTCGAAAAACATCGGATAACCCGCCGAGACACACTGCAGGCCGTTGCCGTTCGCCGCCAATCGCCCGCTCGTGCCGTAGGTAGTGAACCATGCAAACGCGCTCGGCCCGATCCAGGTCGCTCCGACAATGCCCGCCAGGGTCACTGTACCGTTCTCTGTGGCGGGCGCAACGCTGCTGGTCCGCAGCCCGCCCTGCGCCCGCACCTCGGCGTTCGTCTCCAGCCGCATCTCGTCGTCCCAACCGTAAAGGCCGCCCAGCTTGACGAGTTGCAGATACGCCTTAGTGCCCCCTGACGTGGGCGTCGATGCCTCCAGCCGGAGGCGCGCGCAGGGACGGTCATTCCAGGCCGTGAACAGGTCGGACACCCCGATCAACATGCGCGCCTCTTTCTTGGCGCTGCCGTCGTAGGCGCTGTACAGGGTAGTTACGATGCCCGCCCAGTCGTCCTCGTGCCCCACACCCGCGCTCTTGCGCCAGGCGATAGACCCCGCGACGTCGGTGTCGCCCGTGATGAGCAGTAGCCCCTCCTCGTAGGCTGCGTCGTTCTCGTTGACCAGGATGATGCGGTTGTTCAGGGCCGTGATGCGCTTGTCCGTGACCGCATAGCCGCCCAACTGCCCGCCGTCGATGATGGCCTCGCCCTTCAAGCGCAGCAGGCCGTCCTTGTACCAGAGATAGTTCGGGTCGCCTGCCGCACCGAACAGCGCCGCCGGTACATCGGGATTGTCATACGTGCCGGTCAGCAGGGCAATCTTCGGCAACCCGGTTTCATCGTAGATGCGCAACCCGTATCGCTCGGTATCTTCGGGCAGCGGATCACCGAGGCTGTCCAGTTCAATGACTTCACCGCCGCGAATCGCAGGACCGGCGGCGCGTTCCCCGATGCGCAGACTGTTGGCTTGGAAGTTGCCGGCCAGCGTCAGATTGCCGGCCGTGTCCCAACTGAAGACATCTGCATCCACGAACCAACCGGAACCGTCCGTGTTCAGCGCGACCCGTTGCGCCGCGCCGGAGAAGATACGAAAGCCGTTGACATCATCACCGGCAATCCAGGTATCTGTATAATCCCCGAACACAAACCCCAACGCTGGCGAACCGAGGGCATAATCGTAGGTGTCCGCGAGCGGCCCCAACGCGCCGCGCGTCGCGTTCGCCTGCCGCACGTTCCAGCGCCCTACCGAGTAGTCATACCACCAGTGTGAGTCGTAGGGATTGCCGAAAACTACGTCGCCGGCGTCGAAGGTCTCCGAGCCGATGGTGATTTGGGACGTGATTTCCCACGCGCCGGACTGCGGCCGTGTACCCGCGACGAAGCCCGCCGCGACATACTGCGCGCCGGCCCCGCCGCCTACTTGTTCCGCCGCAATCCAATCGCCGGGGTAGTAGTTGTCAGATGGCCCGATGCGCACTTTGACGCCAGCCTGTCCGCTGATTTCGGCCAGCACGTAGCCGCTCGACTTGCCGTCTGCGTCCAGAGGTATCGAGGTGACGCGCGCCGGTAGTTGAATGCGCCGCGCTTCAAATGTGCTTCTGAGTAGTCGTCCGGTATCACCCATGCGTCACCCCACGTACATCCGCCGCAGGTCCAGCGTGCAGCTCCACTGCTTGGCCGCGCCGAACGCCCAGCTCCACGTCACCCGCTCCGCAATCCAGGTCCCGCGCTCCGTCCCGTCCGGCCACTCGACGTAATAGACTTGCGTCGGCCAACACCATTCACCGATGCCTTTCACGGTCAGCGTACACCGGTCCTGGTTCTTCTCCTTGAGTTCCAGCTTGAACGCGAGGAGCTTGGCCGTGTCCTGGTTGGCAACCGTGAGGCCCGTAAACTCACGTACACCGGAGCCGGTCACACCGGGCGGTGCGGTAACGCGCTCAAGCGGGTTGCCTTCACCGTCCATTGCCGTGACCGCGACCCCGGAAACCTCCGTCTGTGCCGTCTGGAAGGTAATCTCCCCGCGCACCGTACTCGGCTCCCAACGGTAGATGGGTCCGTCCGCACAGTCGGGATGCTTGGTGATACCGCCCGGCCACCACGGATCGGGCAGCCAGGTGATTTGACCGTCCACGCCCCAGCCGACGATGCAGCCGTGCATCCGGGCGAGGTCCTCCAGCACCGTCGGCAGCGGCTGGATGGCCGTCGCCACTGTGCCGATTTCGCCCCAGGTTAGGGCCACGTCCACGAAGTCGGACAGTTGTAGCCAGGTGTGTTGGTCGATCAGGTATTCGGCCAACAGGCCCGCGGTCACACCGGGCAGACTGGTAACGCCTTGATCCGGCAAAGTCATTTCGTCCAGGTTGATTTCGACTTCGTTCAGCTTGGCCCGCGCGCCGGTGACTGCCCCGGTTTCGGGGTACATCTCGAGGATGTTGATGAGGATACAGCGCGCCCAGCGTGCGCCCGTATCCGGCGCAAGGTAGACGGTCAAGTCTGGCCCGCCGCCCAATCCGGTAAAGCCGTTCAGGTTCGCACCGGTGTAATGCGGCTCGTCGTAATCGGCGCGCCACAGCACGTTACTCGGGTCTTCACCGTCCGGGGTTGTCGGGCTGTCATTCTCGGAGATCCAAACTTCGTAACGCAGAATGTAGGCGGTTCCCGGCCGTCGTCTGAGCCGCACACTGGTAATGCTCCAGCCGGTCTGTGCTACGCTGCCCACGTAGGGATTCAGGGTCGCGCCCGCCGTGTGCGAGCTTGCCAGCCCTGTGACCCCGGTCAACTCGGTAGCAGTGCGGCCAGTGTAGGAGAACGTATCGCCTTCGATAACCCCGTCGCCAGCTTCCGGCCAGCCGAGTGTACCTTCGTCAATCTCAATCGTCGTGGATGCTGGCGTTATGTTCGTACCGAGCGTCGAAACATGCTCCGGTAACGTAATCAGCAACCAGTCAAAGCGCGTGACGCTGTACTTGTCGCCCGGCGTCGGGTAGGTCTCGATCTGCCAATCGGCGGCTGTTTCGCTGTCCTGATTCGAGCCGCCTACGCCCCCGCCGCTGAGAGTGCGGCGGATACTTTCACCGTCCACGATGGTAGAGATGTCCACGGTAGCCCCGGACCAAATGTCCGCGGCAACGACACCAGACGGAAAGGCCCGATCCGTACCCCACTTCACGCCGTCTTTGTCACCCCACGATGACCAGAAGCGCGGTGCGAGCATCGCATAGCCGCCGGTTGCATTCAACGTCTGCCGCGTCCAGGTCGTGCCGAGATTCGCCGTGTAGAACCCGGAGCCGGGCGAGGTTTCCGTCCAGGAGGAGACCACGTAAGAGTAAGGGGTTTCATCTGCAGCAAGGACGATCTTCGCCCCGCGCGCCCCGCCGGTCATCGCCTCGAATGTGGCCCGGTTGCCGCAGATGACCAGGCGTTCCCCTGGCTCCAGTTCGCCCGCGGCCGGGAACCGTGTCGCGACATGCGCACCCAACGCCGTGTAGGTCACGAAGAGCATGTCCCAAATCGACACGACGGTATCATTCGTGGATGCGTTGACGATTTCCACCCACCACGCCCGGTCAGGATCGAAGCCCGCGACCGGCTTGAAAAACACTTCGTCAAGCTTGGGAACCTGCGCGTTGTAGGCGATAGATGCCGTGGTGGATGATGGCGGACTCTGCGAAATCCAAACCGTATTGAGCCGCTGGTCAACCACGTTGCTTGCACCTACGTTGGCTGTCGTGCCGACAAATTCACCGTTGGCCGCTTCGACGGACGGTGTTGCCAGCGTCGTAGACGCGGTGGCGCTGGCGTCCTCCGCAATGTTGATGCGGCCGGCAGTCAGCCGCGGCGCATCGATCAGCCGCAGAGTAACATCCGTGCCTCTTACCGAGCGTTGCCACTGCGCGCCCAAACGGTAGTCGTCGCGCCACTCGCCTGCGGCAATGCACCCAATCCACCAAACCACCCAGCCGGAATCATACGCGCCGCGCACGATGCGCCGTAGACACATCACCGCCCGGTCCACGGCAAAGTAATCTTCGTCGTAGTTCTCGCCTTGCAGCTCGGTACTCCAGTGTAGCGCGCTGCCAACCCACTCATACGTCAGTGAGCCGCGCGCGTATATCCGGTCAGTGACCTCAACCCATGACCCCGCGGGCGTGATGCTGTCACCGCTGATGGTCCACCCGACGGGCGCGCTGCCGAACTCGTAGTGCGCCAGCGTCAGCGTGTTGTAATATGCCGCCGCCGCAAAGTAGCGCAGCTTTACGTCAAACTCCGTTGCCGTCGTGTTGGCAATCTGGTCAGCGGTCAGCGTCATGTCGTCACCGTGATTTGCTCAACGACAATGGTTACATCGGTGTACAGCGTGTTCGTTGCCGAACCGCCCGGTCTGGCATTACCGAGCGGCCGGAGCAGCGTACCCGCGTATTTCACCCATGCCGCTGTGCGTGGGTCGTAGGCCGTGAGGGAGATAGCTGCTGTCAGCGCGTTCGCGTCAGCAAAGAACGCTTGCCACCACGCCCAGCCGTCGCCGCGCATCTGCGTCGCCAGGATTTCGATATGTGGCAACCCGATGGCCCCGCAGGGCGCGCCCAGACCATCCCGTTCTGTGGGTTCAGGGTAGACGACATTGATTGAGCCCTCATCGTCCGGGTGTGCATACGCCGGCACATCGGCCCAAGAGCCGCTTTTATACTGGAAATCAGCCATTATTGCTCCAATTCCTTCGCAATGTAGCTGTCTACCATCGCGCCTACTGCCGCGTAGAACACCGGTGATTCTTTGGCCCGCTTGACGAAACCGCCGCCCACTTTGTCAAATGCCGCCGCGCCCTTGTCCTCGAGCTGCTTGCCGCCGTCTGCCGCTAACTCGGTATCCATGCTGCCAATCATGGCCGCTATGACATCCACGCCGAGAGTTGATTCTTTCAGGCCGGAGCTTACGCCTGTCGCCAGCGACTTCGCCAACGCCGCACTTTCCGGCTGCGACAACACGATACCCTGTCCGGCCGTGTCGATACCGAGCAACGACTTGAGGATCGACGCATCCCCGCCGAGCTGCCCGGCGAGAGCTTGCTGCGAGGCTTCCGCGGCCACCTTGTCTTGCAACATCTTCCGCAGTCCGGCCGTGTCAATCATGCTCACTACGTCATCGGTGAAGTTCCCCATCTGGAAGGACTTGACAGCTCCCGCGATACGTTCTCTGTCGCCGCCCAACATAGCCGCCGCGTCGCCCCAACTGCCATCCTTCAGCCAGGCTTGCAGCCGGTATATCTGCTCGAACGGCCCATTTTGTCCCGGTGACAGCGGGTTGGAAGTCATGTCATTGAGACCGATGGAGAAGCGCATACCCTCTTGGAGAAAGCCGCTGATACGGTCCGCGGCCTCTTTGCCCGCGTCGGTCATGCGGTCAAGATACGATTTCGCCGCTTTCTTGGCAATATCATCATTCGCTGGCTTCACCGCGTCTTTCCAGTCCTGGATAGCTTTGGCTGCATCCTGCTTCGAGGTCGTCGCGTTGGCAATGTTGCGCGCATAATCGGTATACAACCCCCACCGCGTCTTGCTCGGTACGGTGAAGGTGCCGGTTGTCCGTGCCTGGTTCAGCTTCACCGCGGCGTCTGCGGCCGCGTTCGTCGCATCGGTGCTTTGCAGCAGGTAGGCATAGTGCTCCCGTTCAGCATCATTCGCCTGGTACGTGCCTTGCGCAACCTGATACGCCGTCTGTGCCTGCCGGTAGTTCGCCAGTGCCGCTGCTTCCGCCGCCTGTGCCTCTTGCAGTTTGATTTCGTAATGCTGGCGTGCGAAGGGGTTGAGCTTCGCATACCAGCCGGCCAAGCGCGCCTGTGCCGCGGCCGTGTCGTCAACCGCCCTACGGTATTGCTCGAACGCCCGCGCGTATTCCCGTTCGGCCGCGCCTTCCGGGGAGATGACACCGGCCAGATTGTTGATGGCTTCGGTGATACCTGTCACCGCAATTTTGATGTTGACGCCATCGGCGGCAACCTGTTTCAGATTCGCCAGCGCGGAACGCAGCTTGTCCATACTGGTTGCCGCTTCGACGCCTTGCGCTTCCACTGCGTCCAGTTTGCCCGCACCGACCTCCATCACGGCATTGACGAAGGCTTGTTCGCGGGTCAAGTCCTGGTTGGCCTTCATCATTTCTTCGATGCGCGTGCGCACACGCCCCGACGAAATCCCGAACGTGTCCAGACGCTGAATTGACTGGTTCGCCAGCATCGCATTCCAAGATGCCATCCGGTCCTGTGCCGATAGCATCTTGTCGCCCAACATGACCGCCATGCGCGCCATTGTGTACGCTTGGTCTGCGTTCTGTACCAGCCCCATACCGAGCAACTGCGACGCGCCCCGCATGGCGTCCAGCTTCGAGATACCGCCTTCCGTGGCGCGCAAGAGGGCATTTGTCGCCGCTTCCGCCTCGCGTGCGCCGCCGGCATACGCCGTCAGTTCCTTGCGCACGTTCTCAGCCATCTGGCGCTGATTGTCCAGCTCCATCGCGAATTTCGCCGCGCCAACTGCCGCCGTCGCAAACCCGGCCCCGGTCAGCAGGCCCGACAAGTTACCGAGCGGACCCGGCAACCCGTTCAGCGCGTCCAGAATGCCGCGCATCCCGCGCCGGGTTGTCGTCGCCGTGGTATCAACCTCGCGGCCAAATGCTTTCAAAGCGGCTTTGGCTTTTTCGGTATCAGCCTCGACTACCGCCCGGATTTTCGCTGCTGTAATCAACTTGCGCCTCGTTTTCCGCGGCCTCTGCGGTCAGTGCGTACTTCTGCCAGATGAGCGGCTGTTCAGCCAACACCCACGGAGCCACCCCGAGATAGCGCGCCGCCCGAATCAGCGGATACCAGTCAGGGCAGGCTCCGACATCCCCTCCTGTTTTCAGCCAGCGCCGGAGGTCGCGCCGGACGGTTTTCCCACGGACACATCCTCCATCAGCGCGCCGAACACCGCGCCGAGGAAGTCCGATGGCAACATAATCAGCGTGTCGTGCGTCACCGGCAGGGGCAGCATGTCATCGTCCACCACATCCCAACTCACGAGTGTCTGTTCCAACACCGTGACCACCGGCAGATTCGTCGCCGGGTCTGCCATCTCCAGCGACAGCGCCGGTGTCATGGCGCCCGGCTTATACGTGATGTTGACCTGTTCCCCGGCATACTCAAGTACCAGGGTCCGCGTGTTGCGCTTCAAATGTGCCAGTGTCAAAGGCATTCAGTTCCTCCCTATGAACCAGTAACCCCACTCGGTATAGCGGCCATCGCGTAACAATGCCGTATCACACGCCGGGTGCGGTTGCCAGACGCACCATTCGTCGCCGGTATACTCAGCGGCAAACCACAGGTGTGCGAGGATGTCCGGCTGCGACTCGAACCAGGCGCGCAGCTTCGTCGCCTCAAAGCGCGCCCGCGCCATGTCCGGCTGCCCGCGCACCCCCTGCGTCGTGATACTACAGGGGAGTATCGCCCACTCGGTAACGAGGTGGGGCAGCGCCGGCGTGTAGTTGTCGGCCAACTGCCTGAGCAGGTCAATGTAATCCTGGCAGCCTTGCGCCGTGTCAAAGTAACAATGCACGGCGATAACATCCCACGCCGGCGGCACGCCGTACATGCGTTCATGTTCCTCGTACACACGGAACATGAAATATGCATCGTTGAATGTCGCTGGTGAAATCAGCCGCACATCCGGCCATTTCTGCGCAGCCAGCCAGGACAATTCCGCCGTCTCAGCAACCGTCATGTTCGCCTGTTGCGGTAGATTCGGCTCATTACCGAGCATCACTCCCCACGCATAGCTCGGTATCGGGGGCAGCGGCCCGCCGTGATACGACCAAACCATTGCCAAAGGCCGAGACCACTCATCACACAGCGTCGGCCACGCACTCCAATCCTGATACCACAGCGCGCCCAACTGGTTGACGCTGGCACAGTCGGGATACATGACCCCAACCCCGGCTTTCGGCGGCTCGGCATAGCCCACGAACGGCAGAAACCATGTCGAGCCGCCGGAAAGCCACACAGCCAGTGCCAGGATCACACTCACAGGGCCGCGACCTTGTTGCGCACCTGGACCTCGATAGTCTTGCCCGCGGTGCCGTCGTACACGGGCACGAACGTCCATTCCAGCGCGTAAACGCCGTCCTGGTCGCGGAACTCGGACGGCTCCAATACGTTGTATGCGCCGTCGATCTGGAAGAGGTACGGCTTGCCCGTGTCGATGTCCGCGCCGGACGCCTTGATGCGCAACCACTTGTTAGTCGCATTGCGCATCAGCGTCAGGAACGCCATGCCCGCCGCGTCCGCCTCAACCGTGAGTTTGCAGGACACATCCGGCACGGTTTCGACATGCGCCACATAGCTGGTCTTCGACGCATCCAGAACCCACAGCGGGCCGAATCGGTTGGAGATGCGCCACTCAGCCGAGAGGATGCGTGTCGATGCCGACGCCCCCGCGAGACCCGCCCACGAATCCGCCGCATAGACGCTGATCTGCGTCCCGGCCACCGGTACCGGCGGCGTTTCGATAGCGTCCGGCGTACCCGTCATGGTGATGCCATCTGAGATGCGCTGGCCCAACAGCGTGCCGTCGTACTGGCAACCCTCGCGCGTGAACCGGAAGCCGAGTTCCGACACGATGCCATACGCGAACGAATGGGCGCGCACCGTGCCGCCCTGCTCGATGGTGTACGTCTGGACCGTATCTTCTGCTGACAGCGCCGGCGCGAACGTCCAGAGTTTACCGAGCGTCGTATCCGCCGCAGGCGTTACGCTCTTGAGGATCGACGCCAGCGGGTACACGACTTCCCCGTAAGTCACCCAGCCGCCGAGCTTCCATTCCGACCACTCCCGGCCCGGCACGACGAAAGACGGATACTTGCGCCCCGCCGGGCGGAAGACCTGATTCGAAACCTTAATGCCGCCGGTGAGTTCCAACGACGCGAGGAGCTTGCTGGCTGCAACCGCCGTACCCGGCGTACTCTCCGCGCCGATCTGCGTGACCTGTGCGACTGTGGCCCGTTCAGTCATTGCCTACCTCCTATTGCACAAGCAGGCTGTATAGCCCGCCCAAATGCCGATAGAGCTTGTTGGTCTCCGCAACACGCTCGACATAATGAAATACCGATTCTCTGACACATTCAATCACCGTGCCACCGGCTCCGGAGCCGGAAGCCTGATGGAGCAGGGTATGAACCCGCGCCATGATGGTTGCGACCGTTGCGTAAGATGGTTCGTCCGTTATCGCCTTGACGATGTACGTGCCGCCCGTCAGGATCGTGTTGCCTTCGATGGTCATGCGGTCGCGCGCCGTCTGCAACGAGAACACCACATACGGCAGGGCCGTACCCTCCGGCGCGACATCGGCATACACGCCGGTGATGAGGGCCATCAGCGTTGCATCCCCGGTCAGCTCGGTATACAACCACGCGTCACAGATGGCGGTTGGGTCAGCCATTGAACACCTGCCCTAACGCCCGCTCGAAGGCCGGCTTGACCTTATCCGCCGCGGGCCCGAGATAGGGCCGCGCCGCCATGCGTGCCGTACCGAGTTCCAGATATGCGCCGTACTCCGCACCGACCGCCACTTCACCGACCGTTGTGTCGGTCATCGCGTGCGTGACCGAGTTCATTAGGTTGCCGGTATCCACTGCCGGCGCTTCACCGGGCGCCGAAGCTGTATGCTCAATCGGGTGTTGGGCCGTGCCGCCGACGATGTACGTGCGGCCGTGTTTCTCCTGCGTGAAGGCGGTATCGACCTCGCGATGGAGATCCGCGATGGTCTTCTGCACCACGGCGCGCGCCCGCCGGTCAATATTGCCTGCGACCTTCTCAAAATCGTTGAACACTACCTCTACCGGCATTACTGCACCCTCGCCGCGATCACCCGCAAGGCCGTTGACCAGGACCGTTCTAAAATGGCAACGACCTCCCACGTCACACCGCTGATAAGCAGCCTATCGGTCAGCCGGACATCCGTACCGTAGGGCATGGTCACGACTACCGATTCAGCCAGCGACAGCCGTTCGGCAATCAGGCGCTCGCTGCCGTTGCCGATTTGCGCCATGCGGCAGGCGACGGTTGTCACCGTCGCTTCGCTTTCCGTGTGGCCGCCCGCGCCGTCACTCGTACGCGTGATCCGCCGAATGGCGGCTGTATCTGGAAGAGCAGCCTCCTGCGTCGCGCGCAGCGCCGCGAGTTCGTCACTCGGTAGGAGGGCGCTCACTTGGCCCTCGGAGATAGCAGCGTTACCAGCCCGCCGACTGCCGATGCGCCAATGGCAATCAGCCCAGCGTCTGCCGTCTTACCGAGCAACGCCAACACCGTGACTCCGATCACGCACAGCGCCCCAACCGCGCCCAAAATATACACCGTATGCCGGTACATCTCCGGTTGCTCGGTATCAACGGGAACATCTGAGACCACTTCCAGCGTGCCGAATTGCTGTTCGTCCATCATCACTCCTTCACGTTGATAACGCCGGTCTCTTCGAGCAACAGCCGTCCGGCGCGCGTAACTTCGAGCCGGTACGCGTGATGGCCGGCGGTCATGGCCGCAGTTTCAACCGCTGTGAACTCGAAGCGGAGTAGCTGAGTCGTCAAACCGGGATTGACGACGCTGCCCGCATAACTATCACTATCGAATTTCAAGGCCGTGGTTGCGCCGGTAAAATCAGGACTCGCAACCGTGAACTCGACGGCTCGATTGTCCGCGCTGTTGTAGTCGTAGCCCTGGTACAGCGTGATTTGGCCGTCCGTGCTGACAACCGGGCGCATCAGCCCTGCGCCCGCGCCTACGCTGTCAATCTGGTCGGAGAGGGTTTTCAACGTATCCCCGTCCGTGCCCTGAACGGCCGTCAACAGGGCGTCTAAGGTGTTATTAGTAGCCCCGGCGATTTCTACCCGCCCGCTGGCGTCCTTGCTCAGTGGCAAACCGCCACTCGCACCCGCCGCCACCGCAGGTAGAATCCCGGTCGTGTCGAGCCGGTTTGTAAAGTCCAGCCCCGCCTCGCCAGTCGCCGCTACGTCCAGCGTGCGGTCGGCTGTCGTGGGCCGCAGGTAATCATGTTCGTAAAAGTCCACCCGCGTATCCGGCGTGGCGTTATCCCCGGCCAACCCGTCAATGTAGACGGTCAGCACGTCGTCAACGTCCAGCGGAATCTCGATACTCACAAACGCGAGCGCCGTCACACCGTTGGCCGCGGCTGCGGTCGTGATGGGGATAATGCGATACTCCGTGGCGCTCTTGGTGAGCGTGCCATAGATGATGTAATCGCCGTTGCCTGCCGCTTGTGCGACCAGGACGCGCACGGACACCAGCCGCACCGCCGCCGCCGTGTATGCACCGATGGCTACCGCACTGGAAATGTCCTGATTGCTCAGGCTGTCGGTTTCAAGCAGGCGCGCCATACCTCATCTCCTAGCCGAGTCGTGAAAGCATCTGCGCGATAAACGCGTCCGTGCCGAGCGTCGTGTTGACCGAGCCGAGCAGGTTATACGCCGCCTCCGCGTCGGCATCCGAGGCAAAGCCGAACACCGCGCGCATCCCTGTCCAATCACCACCCGCCGCGGCTTGGTCTGCAATAACCTTAAGGCTGGCGCTGTCGTCTTTGAGTGTTTGCAGACGGTCTACAAAGGAGCGCATCTGTCCCGCCAGCCGTGTCTCCGTGCCCGTCAATTCGATGTGATTATTCGCCATGTCTACACCTCATGTTGGAGTAATGCCTCTGAACGCCCACACGTATGCGCCCCAGGCTCGGCTGGTGGTCCATGTCGCCGTGACGTTATACGTGCCAATCGCAGCCACAACCTGATCACCCGTTATAAACATGGCGTGTTTCTGTCGTTTAGTGTATGGCGCGCCCAATGCTAGATTTGTAACGATGGCGTTCATCCACACATAGCCAAACAGCAGGATGTTGGGTTGACTGGTTGCCGCCGTGTTCCCGCTGTCGGCTGCCTTGCCAGATAGCGCCGTCGCGCCCTCGTCTTGGTCTAGTGCGTTCGTCAATGCGATGCCGCTATACTCATGGACAGCCAGCGAGATAGCAGCAGCCGCGCCCGTGAAGGCAACTGTCACCGTGTTTGCACCCGCCGCACAGTTGGTGGCATACAACATCTCGGCCTTGTATTTACCGCCGCCGAGATTACCGGCTGGGCCGAACATGGTGTAGCTGTTGCCCTGCGTGTCCGTCGCGCCCGTAACGTTGACTGTGCCCGTGGCCCAACGCACTGTCACTATCAGCAAGTTGCCCGCAGTATTGGCATTGCTGAAGGCACAGCTTGTGCCCCCGGACGTGTTCTTGTCCGACTGCACATGCAAAATAGGCACAGATAGCGCACCGCCTCGATCAAACGCCGGACGGAAGCCGCCGAACATCCCACCAAAACTCATCTACCCAACTCCACCAGCACGATAGCCACCGCGCCCACGACGCACAGCACCGCCGCGCAGCCAATCCCGATGAGCATGAGTGTTGTTGCGTCCATCACGGTTCCCCTAACATCAGCTTATGCGCCGTAGCCGTCGCTCGGTATGCGCTACGCTTCATCGTCGTCCACTTCCACCGTTGTCAGTGGCGCGAAAACAACCGCACTCGTGACAATGCGCCGCGCATATACCGCCGCCTGCTTCTCGCAAGCCTCGCGCATTTGTGACCGGTTGAAGGTCGCGCCGTCCGCGGTGAAGTCGTAGGACGCCGCGACTTTCGCGGCCTTCCAGCGCCAGCCTTCCGCCGCGCCTCGATTGAGGTCGTAACTCGGTATCCAGGTGGCAGCCAGGGGTGCAGTGCCGGCACTATCGGCCAAACGGGAGACCGTTAACAGTTCTGCTAGTTCGTCTTCCGATAGTGCCGGCGCGGTCGCGGCGTCGGTCATCATGCGCAAGCGCAGGAGCGCCCGCGCCTCAGCAGTTACTTGCGCCGCCGTGAGGGTCATGTCACTTACTCAGCATCAACGCGGTAGTATTCCACCAGGAGCCGCCCGACGAAGGCCGCACTCGCGGCGCTGACCGTCGCATTCAACACCTGTGCCGCCGTCCACATGACCTCCGCGGCCCCGGCCGCCGGAGCCAGGAGGTTGTACGCCAGCCCGGTGATCGCGCCGTTCACCGCCTGCGCTGCGATGATGTTGTTGTTGGCCGCGCCCGCTGCGCCAGTGCCGATGGCGATGTTCGCCGCGCCCGCACTCGGGGTGTCTACGTACAGCGTCGCCTGCTTGATGATGAGGGTCACGCCTTCGGGATTCGCCACTTCACCGGCCCCGCCGTTACTCGGCACGGCCTGTCCCACAAGGGCCAGTTCAAAGGCCCCGGTTTGCTTTGCCATTCCTGCCTCCTACAGCCAGTAGTAGATTTTGACCGGCGACCCATTCAGCGCGCTGTTCAGGTCCACCGTGTTGGATTCCAGTGCCGTGGCCGAAACCGTGACGGTTGGATGCGTGCCCTCGCGCACGTTACCGAGCGACGCCGCGAACACCTGCGCCGTGTCGGTGAGCTTGTCCGGCAAGCCGATCAACGCGCCGAAGCCCAGCGTGACGGTATCCGGGTCTGCGCCACCCTTGACCCAGCCGACCCCGGTGATGGAGGTGATGGTCGCAAAGCACTTCGCACCCGCAACCGTCGCGCCCGCTTTCGGCGTCAACGTTTCGGTGATGACGTTGCCGGCCAGGTCCGTGCCGACAATGACAATCGTGCCGTTGGTGTCTTCCGCATCCACCGCCGTCTGCGTCACCGTGACATTGCGCGCGCCGCAGTCCGGCGCGGTATGCGCCAGCGTGTACGCGCCCACTTTCATGTCCACCGACGCGACGTACCAGTCCACATCGTCTACGACTGGCGAACCCGGCGAGTACATGACGCCCGTACCGAGCATCGTCAACACGCCCGGCGCGTCGGACTGCGCCTTGCGCGCACCCGCCTGCCAGTTGGTGTTGTACGGAAAGAGAGTCGCCATAATCGCCCCCTCTTACGCCGTCAGGACCGCGAACGGGCAGCGAGTAGCCGCCGTCGGGTTGATCCGGTTGATCGGATTGGGCAGCGCAAAGCCCAGCCGCATGACCGCGCGCAGGGCCACCATGTCCTGCTGTGCCAGGTTGTAGATGATGTTGCCGGCGGCATCCTGAATCACGGCCTCGGTGAGCACCTTGTAGGTGATGTCCTGCCGGAACGCGTACACCAGCTTGTTCCACTCGCCGGAGAACATCCAAGAGGTCGCATCGACGATGGAGCCGTCCGTGGGGAAGTAGATGGGCGCGCCGTCGAGCTCGTAACGCGTGGTATCCTGCATCGAGCGCACGAAGAGCGGCACACCGTTGACATCCCGCACGTTGCGCAGCCGCCCACGCATCCCAACCGACGCGACATGCCCGGTTGCCATAAAGCCGTCGGCTTCCAGAGTCATCAGGAGGCCATCGACGCCCGCATTGGTCTCGCCCATGATGGCCTCGTACAGATCGGCATAGTTGGCCGCGGAGACCACATGACCGGCGGCATTCGCGCGAGCGAACAGGCCGGCCGCGCCCAGCGCCGTAGTCCAAGTGGCCGGGATGTTGGTGCCGTAGAGCACCGCGCCGGTGATCGCGACCGAAAACGCCTCAGACAGCGCCGGCCGCACTTCGTTCCAGATGTCGTAATTGGTGTCGTCGAGCACGGCTTCAGGGACCGGCACAATGACCGCCAGTTCCTCAACCGTCAGGGTGACATTGGCCCAGTCGAGGTCCGTGGTCTGCTTGAGACCGGTATCGCCGTTGACGAAATACGCCGTCGCCAGCGCATTCGCTACCGGGATGGTGCGCTGTGCCGTGCTCAGGTTCGGCAGGCGGCGCGCGAGCTGCATGATCGGATTCATCGTCGCGACATTCTTCATGATCTCGGTCGCGATTTCCGGCTGAATCAACGCGGCTGCGTCGGTTCG